CTCTTATACAAGCTAATAAAAAGTCTCCGAATGGAGAAGCACAATAATCACCTACTTGGATAGGTAGATTATTGCAAGGCCTACCTGTGATGCCTATCGGGCTGGATCATAACTTGGATTATGAACAGACCCATAAGCTATCTAAGGATAGCAACTGGATCGCTATGTCGATCCACACCGCGTGCGTGCGTAGTGAGGGTTTATGTCCAGTCGAACTAATCTCAAAAGTCTGACAGACCTCAATTTCACAAGTGAAGTGTATGAATCAGATGTTCCTGTAGTTGTGGAATTTTTTGCTGATTGGTGTGTCTCTTGCAAATCTCTGTTTCCTATTTTAGATGAACTTGCGAAGGAATATGGAGATAAGGTGAAGATTTGCACAGTCAATATAGAGAAGGCTCCTGCCGTTTCTCAAGAATGTCAAATCATGGGAGTCCCAAAAATAGTTGTTGTCAATAACGGTGCTGTTGTCGCTATGTTTGCTGGATTTCGGGATAATATCAAATCCATTCTTTCCGGAAGAATTGAAGAACTATTGTATTCTTGAAGGAGAATAGAAAAATGGCTATACCGATCATGTCTCCGATTTTTAACTTTGTTGGGAAGAAAGTATTATGGAGAGTTATCAAATTCTCTGTAATTCGCCTGGCGAAGATTTTTGTGGGTAAATACAAACCATCCATTCATGCGAAGAAGAGCAGAAAGTGGGAGTGGGAGAATGGGTTCAAACCTATGATTGAGAAGGCAAATAAGACCTCTAATCCAGTAGATGATGCTGTGCTGGATTATGTTTACTATCATCAGGCGTGTTATATTGAGGATGGGAGTTTGGAAACATTGTTGCGATGTGCAGCAGGTGAGAATAAAGCTGGAAGAAAGGATTTAGTCGAGGGATATTTACAGAGGGCTTTGGATTTGATTGTGCTTCCTTCAGGATGTAAATAGACCCCCACAAAGATCAATACTTGGTAGCCGTTTCATGCGAAGACCATTGCTTGCTTGGCAATGGTCTTTTTCTTTTGGCATGAGAAAAAATTTAACATGGATTTTTTCATCTGGATTTTGTGTATATTTCATGGACACGGATAACGAGGAAACCACTTATATTCATGTGTTTTTTTGATTTTTCGTCAAATTCCATCTATACACTCCATTTACATTTTTGATTTCTTCCACCATCTATTTACCCCTTCCATTTTATAGCATTTCTTGCGGAATCATTTTTGTCTCTTATCATCTAATGCAGAAACGAATAAGGCCTATTTGTTTTTGGAAAGGTTTGGATGATGCAATCCAAAATGAATCAGACGGTTTTTGTCGCTAATTCTGAAATGGTGGCAGAAATGACCGTCAATAAAGTTGTGAAGAAAGATGGAAGGTGGTATGTGGAATCAGAGGAGGGAAAGAACTTGGGGAAGAAGGAAGGGTATGATACAAAAGAGGCGGCGGAGAAGCGATTGAAGAAAGTCGAGTATTTCAAACACGCCAAGAACGAACTCGTCACATTAAAATCCAATGTCACTCCTTCTGTCAGAAATGATAGAATGGAAGACAAGGATTGGCTTGTCGTTCCAATGGTAATGCTTGTGGAAGGTGTTCACAACGGTTCTTGCGGAGCGTTGTATTATCCAAAAGAAGAACTTGAGAAAACACCTGCATCTTGGAATCACAAACCCGTTGTAGTATATCATCCAAATGGACCTACCGCTTGTGACCCTGATGTTATCACAAATCGAAAAGTTGGTGTAATTATGAACACCAAGTTTGATGGAGGGAAGTTGAAAGCAGAAGCGTGGCTTGATCCAGATCGAATAAAAAAGATAGACAATCGAATTGCCGATGCAATTGAAAATAAGTCCATGATGGAATTGTCTACTGGTTTGTTTACAGATTTGGAAGGACCGGATGGTGATTGGGGACAGGAGCATTATGATGCAATTGCAGTGAACTACAGGCCGGATCATCTTGCGTTACTGCCAGATATGAAGGGAGCATGTTCAATGGAAGATGGAGCTGGATTTTTGCGGTTGAATTCAGAGAAGGAGAAAAAGATGGAGGATAGAATTTCAAAGTTGTGGGCGGATACATATTTTCCAGTTTTGCGAGCAGCTGGAATTGACACAACCAAATTAACTTCTAACGAATTGAGCCATTCGGCTGTATTTATGCAACTGGATGGACTCGTTAGAAAGAAAAATAGCAATGCGTGGATAGAGGAGGTATTTGATTCTTTTCTTTGCTACAGTGTAAACGGCGAGCTTTTCAAACAGGAATATGAAGTGGGGAAGGATGATGTTATTACATTGAAGAATACTCCTGAGCCTGTCGTTCGCGTAGTTCAATATAAGACCAAAAGTGGGACATTTCTTGAAGTGAAAAATGATAATCAAGATGGAAAGGAACAATCAATGAACAAGGATGAGCTTATCAAGAAACTGCTTGAGAATGGTGATAGTGGATGGACGGACAAGGATAAGGAGATTCTGAATTCGATGGATGAGAAGGTGTTGGGGGTGATTGTAGAGAAGGTTGATAATCGTGCAGCGGCTGAGGCTGCGGAAAAGAAGAAGGCTGAAGAGGAGGCGGCGAAGAACAAGGCTGCTGAAACGAAGAAAGCTGAAACCAAAACTGAAAGTGCTGCTGTAACGACTACGAATGTTGCAGTGGAGAACAAGACGGAGCCGAAGAAGCCTATGACTGAAGAGGAGTACATTGCTACTGCCCCCAAAAACATTCAGAATGTGTTGACGAGAGGGCTGAAGGCATACAATTCTGAGGTGTCGAGGCTGATTAAGATCATCAAATCCAATCCAAAGTGCTCCTTCAGTGACGAGTATTTGCAGAATCGAGAGTTGGATGAACTTGTTGGGTTGGCGAAGATTGCTGCACCGGAAGACAAGCCTCTCGATCAAAACTCCATTCTGATGCCTGATTATAGTGGGCAGGCTGAAACTGCGACGGCAAATGCTGATGTTGAGGTGCTGGATTTGCCGGTGATGTCTTTTGATGCGAAGTAATCTGACTGACAAAATGCGTTTATCATTGGAAAGGACAATACAATGGCATTGAACACGATTTCGAGAATTCACAGTAAGGGAAATTACCGATATGAGGAGCATGTGGCAAATGCTGCATTGTCTCCCGGACATCTTCTGGAGATCAATTCGAGCAATAAAGTGTTGAAGCGCAACTCCGGCAGTACGGTAGGAGAGGCTTTGTTTGCGATGGAAGATGCGTTGCAAGGGAAGACGGTAGATGATGCTTATTCTGCTAATGAGGTTGTTCCGTGCATTCTTCCTGCCAAGGGTTCTGTTGTAAATGCTATGTTGTATGCAGGCGTGAATTATACGGTAGGCACGATTCTTGAGAGCAATGGAGACGGAACGCTGACATCTGGCACTACCTATCCTATTGCTGTTGTTGAAGATTCCGAGTGTGATTTGACTGGGAGTAATGCGACTGATACTTTGCATCCGGTCCGTATTCTGTAATGAATTTTGATTAGTTTGATTGGGAAAGGATAAACAAATGGATTACATTATGAATGGAAGTGCTATTGGGCCGGTTGCAAACGAGCTTTTGGCTAATGGGTTCGATCTGCGTAGCCGACGTCCTTACATCGGTAAGGATGGAAGAGGTTATGTTGTAACCACTCAGAATGGCAAGAACGTTGCGGTTCCGGCTCGAAACGCGGATGCGACATTGCGTTACGATGAATGGAAGCAGTTTGATGAGGCTGTTCTGAAAGCTGCCCGTCCTCGTCTTCGTGGTGTTGCTGACCTTCGTGCTGCTGGTCTGACCTACACGATTCCGAATGGTATGGGCAAGACTGTGTTTGTTACGGAGAAGATGAGTGACCCTGGGAATGCAGCGATCAGCATGGATGGGCTGAGGGCGGCTGCGAGTGATCGTCCGGTGTTTGAGATTGAAAATCTTCCGTTGCCTATCATCAGCAGCGATTTTTCGTTCTCGGCACGCCAGCTTGCAGCCAGCCGTAACGGCAATACCCCGCTCGATACGGCAATGGCAGAAGCAGCGGCTCGTAGAGTTGCGGAAGAGGCCGAAAAGCTCCTGATCGGCAACAGTACTCAATGGGCCCGTACGAAGACTTATGGTGGTGGATACATTTATGGACTGACCACTCATCCTGATGTTACTGCTGTGAGTATCACTGCTCCTACGACCTCTGGTTGGACCGGAGAGACGTTGGTAAATGACATTCTGGAGATGATCCAGGCGTCTCTTGACGATTATCATTATGGTCCGTGGGCTGTGTATTTCTCGCCGAGTTGGACTCGTTATCTTGGCGATGACTTCAAGGCTGCAAGCGACAAGACCATTATGCAGCGTATCAAGGAGATTGACGGGCTGATTTCTGTTCGGACGCTGGATTATATGACCGGCTATACAATTCTTCTTGTTCAGATGACATCCGATGTGATTCGCGAGATCATCGGAATGGACATGACGACGGTTCAGTGGGAGACGAATGGTGGGCTTGAGGTGAATTTCAAGGTTATGGCCATTATGGTTCCGCAAGTTCGTTCTGACAAGAACGACCGTTGTGGAATTGTGTATGGTTCGTAATCGATTGTGAGCATATGAAAAATGTCTTGGAAAGGACAAAATGATGTTGTTCAAAGTGTTGTGTGCAAGTTTTCGGGAGAACAAAGAGGTCTATAATAGAGGTGATTTTGTAGAGTCGGCACGGGATCTCTGTGCGTTTTTTCCGGGCAAGTTTGACTTGGTACGAGATGATCCTACTCCATCTCGTCCAAGAATTGCGTCGGTGGTTCCTCCTTCTTCCGCTACAGGGGGTGTCTCTAAAAAAGCACCCCCTGTAGTTACTTCTAAAAGGAGTAAGAAGAATGAGGAACTTGTGAAGAAAGAAGAGGAGGTGATAGAAGAGGCGGTTGAACCTGATTGGCGAAATCAGCATGAAGGTTGGGCAGATGTGACCGAAGAGTTTCCAGCAGCAGAACCGTTCAAGGTTTCGGTTATGTTTGATGGGGACGTGTATCATGTTGTAAATCAGAAGGATGGAAGTGTTTTGAATGGAGACGAAAAGTTGGATAAAGCGAAGGCTGTTCGACTGTTTCTGAAAAACTATTCTGAGGAATAAGAGATGCCTCGGTGGACTCCAGAAAAATGTTGGGACCAGCAGGACGTGTTTATCATAGGAGGCGGTCCCTCTTTGGAGAAGTTCAATTGGGAGCTTCTCAAGATGGAGAACACGATAGGATGCAACACTGCGTTTATCCAAGGACCAGAAATATGCAAGATTTGTATTTTTGGTGATTTCAAATGGTGGGAGCGATTTCAAGAACCTCTTTCAAAGTATGCAGAATCTGGAGGGACTGTTTTCACAAACAATCAGAAACTTTTCAATATGAAAGTAAAATGGTTGTGGGTGATGGGGAGGGAGTCTCGTGGATTGCATGAAAGAAGTTTGGGATGGAATGGTAATACAGGTGCTTCTGCAATCAATCTTGCCATTTTGTTAGGAGCCAAGAGAATTTTTCTACTTGGCTTTGATATGAAGCATATCGATGGAAGGTCGAACTGGCATAATTGCATCATTGATAAAAACCTTGTTCGACCTTCCGTTTATCCTACCTTTTGTGTCCAATTCCGATTTGTGGTAAAAGATTGGAAAGAGAAGTTTCCAAATGTTGAAATTTGGAATGTAACATCAGATAGTGGTTTATCTCGCGAATTGATACCTTGGCTGGATCCTGTGGAATTTTGGGCCGCGAGAGAAAAAAATAGAATGGAACCTATAGAGGTTTCTTGATATGAGTGTAAGAACGACAAGTGAAGCTGTGGCGGACATCATTGAAACGGATGTTGCTATTGATTTGACTCCGTTCATTGCCACATCCAGTGCCTTGGTGACAAAGCATTGTGCTGAAAAGAATTCAGCATACACAGAGGCGGAATTAGAGTTGATTGAGCGATGGTTGGCGGCGCATTGTTACACTGTACGGGATCCAAGGACGACGCGAGAGGATCTTGGGAAATTGGAAACGACATTTCAAAGTAAAGTTGATCTTGGGTTGAATACTTCTCATTATGGACAGATGGCCATGATGTTGGATTGGTATGGAGGATTGGCAGCTTTGAATGAGACTATGATAAATGGAGGTGGGAGAAGAGTTGTCGGCATTACGTGGCTTGGAGAGGAATCTGAGACATTAGAGGAGTAATTATGGTGAATTCGAGTAATAAGCATGGAAATGGAACATGGACAAAATTAGCTGTTTGCATTATGGGTGCAATAACTTTATTTTCAACCGGATGGGCTTCGAGTTCTACATTGGCTTGGCAAGACATCAAAAGGATCGATATACAAGGAACACAGAGAACGAAAGAGTTGGAAGTGAGAGTTACAAAATTAGAGACAATGCTGGAAATCACGTTGTCTCAAATACACAGTACATTGAAAGTAATTCAATATGATTTGAAACGTCATACGGAATCATATCCGTATCCTCCATCGAGAGAACGCGATAATGAGTAATCTCAAAAACAGATATATGAAACAGACAGCGGTGTATTGGGCACCCGAGGATGCACATGATGATTATGGGCAACCTGTGTATGCTGATCCTGTTGAAAAATCTTGTAGATGGGAGGATGTGGCAGAATCATTTGTTGGGGCAAAAGGGGCATTGGAGACTTCAAAATCTGTAGTTTTTATTGATGGTGTTGTGGTTGGCGGATTGTTGATGTTGGGTGAGTTGTCTTCAAGTGTGAATCTTGTGAGTTTGAGAGAAAATGAAGCAGTGTGGGAAATACGGCAGGTAGAATCGATACCGAATAGAAATGCAAGTGTGACTTATATGTGGGCATATTTATGAGTAAGCCGAGGTTTCCGACAGTTCTGTACTTGGAAGGAATTGATACGCTCTTGAAAAACAAGGATAGAGCGAATGTGAAAATCGGACGGGCGGTGGAGAAAGGTTTGTTGGCTGGAGGGGTGCATCTCAGGAAGAAGAGTCTTGAAATTGTACCTGTTCAAATAGGCAATTTGCATGGCTCTGCATATCCGCCAAGAAATGTAGGAGGGAGGGGATTGAAGGCTGATGTTGTGGTGGGATATACGGCGGAATATGCACCTTGGGTCCACGAGATCCCATCTCCACGTGTGACGCATGGAAAAGAATTTAATATCAAACATGCGGCAGAGATTGCTGCGGCTGTGGGGACACCGTTGGGGACGGCAAAGGGTGGTATGTTTTTGAGGAAACCAGAGGAGCAATGGAAATTTCTTGAGAAGCCGATGAAGACGGAACGAAAGAACATTTTCAAGATCATTGGAAATTATATTAGGGCTGTGAGATAGGATGGATTGTCCAGGACACGCCGCCGTCCATGACGGTACTGGGCGTGGTGCTCAAGATGTTGCAGGAAGATGCAGGAAGGTAAACGAAACGCTTTAAGATGAGGTGAACCATGTCGTTACTACAGATCAGTCAGGCATATCGTGGTGAGGGAACCCTGTTGAGGCGGGTGGAGGGCGCGTGTCTGACGACGGCGGCCTACATCCGTATCGAAGACCCGGCGACGGAGAACCATGCGAATCGTCTCTTGTGGATGCAGGCTGTTCAGGCGGACGCCACGGCCGAGGCACGCAAGATGCTGCCTCGTGTTCTGGAGAATGGTGAAATCGCCGCCAATACCGATGGCGTTGCCGATTCGACGATTCAGTACGTCGTGGATGTCAACGTCAACGAATTTGCGACGGGAGAATAGAGATGGCGACGAATGCAATCCTCTCCAAGGCAGGGACGCCCGTCGTCTTCCAGGACGCCGACGGGGATGTGACGTTTACCCTAAAGGATGGTGTGGCGGCGGGCAACGGCCAGGTCTCCAACCAGTGGGATCGTGGAGCGGCCGCCAGGGCGACGACGTATCTCATGGATGCGGCAATCAAGTGGGTGGCAACCCCGACTCTCGGGGACGTCTGTCGCATCTATCTCAGCGACAGTGAGGCAACGGGGCGGGATCTGAGTTCGGATGGGGATGTGACGCCGGAAACGAAGTTCGACAACTTCCGGTTCGTCGGTCAGGTGGTGTGTT